AAAGAGGAACTTAAGCACGCTGAAGACCTTAGTAACAAGGTAGAGCTTGCTGCCGGCATAAGAGAAAACGAAATTAGATTATTCGAGTCCCGCATTGAAAAGATGCAAGAGTCTTTAGGAATTGAAAAGGCAATTAACGCTGAAAAAGACAAACAAACGGCGCTCAATTTTGCTTTAATCTCTGGTGACGAAGATAAAATAGCAATTGCAAAAGAAGATCTCAAAACATCGCAAGAAAAGTTAAAAAACCTATATAAGCAAATTGAGGTCAAGAAACGAGATCTCAAGATAATGAAAAAACGCGAGCGCGCCATAAAGAAGGCAGGAGATAGTTTCCAGGGCATGCTCGAATCTACTACCGGTATCAGTGAGGCGTGGCGAGACACATCATGGGGCGCCATGGCAACTCTTTCTGGCGATGCTAAAGGTACGGCCGAAGCTTTCAATAACATGAAGTCGAAATTTGTGGAAACATTCACCGCAGCGAATGTTCTTGGGTCGACTTTTGAAAAGATGATTGAGAGTTCAATAGCCACAGCATATGCCCTAGATGAACAAACGGCCGCAGTCGGAAAAGCAACAGGCCAGGGCCGCCGCTACGATCAGATGATCACTGACATGACCTACAGTTTTGATTTGGCCGGAAACAGTATGCGCCAATTAGGTATCAACACACAGGAATATGCAGAATCTCTTGTTTCTCTCAATTCTAAGGTCGCTGCCTTTAGCAAACAAGGTGAAGGCGCCCAGAAAAGTATGGTTGATTTTACAGCGACAATGGACAAGCTAGGAATCCAAAACGAAGCCATTGCAGAAAGTTATGATACCCTGATTGGCGCATTTAGAATGTCTTCTGAAGAAGCCGAGGCGGCGATTGGAGATGTTTTAGGCTTGGCAATGGAAATTGGCGTACCTCCGCAACAGATGGCCGAGGAATTTAACGCAGCTTCAAAGAAATTGGCCGCATATGGCACCAACATGATAGACGTGTTTAAAAAGGTCTCAGCCTCTGCGAAATCATTGAATATGGATACAACCAGCCTTCTTGGTATTATGGAACAGTTTGACACATTTGAGGGCGCCGCAACAGCAGTTGGGAATTTAAATGCAGTCCTCGGAGGCCCATATTTGAATTCCATTCAGATGGTTAGAATGAACGAGGAGCAGAGAACCAGGGCAATGATCGAAGCTATGGAAGCTTCTAATAGATCTTGGAAAGATATGGGCAAATATGAGAAAATGGCCATCGCCAATGCTGCCGGGATTTCCGATATGTCCGAGGCCAATAAAATATTCGGCCAATCCCTTTCCTCTTATGACGAGCAAATGCAAAAATCAGCGGAGGCAGATGAAAAACAAAAAGACTTCAATGAAGCACTTAAAGAGCTTCAGACTCTTGGTGATAAGATGAAAATAATGTTCCAAAGCCTGGCTGTTTCTCTAAAGCCCGTCTTTACGGGTTTAGGCCACCTAGCGACAGCTTTAGGGAAGATTTTTTCAGGCATTACATATGTGATGAGCTTGCAAGGCGGTTGGGTTGGTATCATCGTCTCCATCGTCCTCGGCCTGTTCGCCATGGGTGCAGCAATTACATTCGTGAGCACTCTTCTGACGAAAAAACTAAAAATCCAGGCATTGCATATAGTCCAAGATATTTATTTAAATACCTTGATTTTTGCTCAGTACCTGGCCAGGAAATTGGCCAACGGCGAGTTATTAAAAAGCATATTGCTCGGAGCGAAAAATCTAATTGTCCTAGTGGCGCAAAAGGTGGGATATTCCGCCCTGGCCGTCATACTGGGGTCTGTAGCCGTAGCTACAAGCATAGCTTCTGGAGCCATGGCACTCTTTAACCTGGTGCTTTCGATGAATCCTGTTGGATTAGTGATTCTGGGTGTCCTCGCGCTTATCGCAGTGTTTGGTGATCTCAAACAAATTGTCTTGGGAATCGGCAAGGTATTATTCTTTGCGTTGACCGCGCCAATTAATGCAGCAATCTGGGCTTTGAATAAATTGATCGACGGCGCCAACTTAATTCCTTTTGTTAATATTCCAAATATTGATCAGATTTCTTTAGATTCTATACCGTTCTTCATGAATGGCGTAACAGACTTCCAGGGCGGGCCGGCCATTGTTGGTGAGGCCGGCCCAGAAATGATAACGATGGGCAAGGGAGCTAACGTTGTAACTAATGAAAACGTACAGAGAATTATGTCCGGAGCAACCGATGCAAAAACTGGCAAATCGGGTGGCTTAAATGTGCAAGACATTAAAGCAGCTTTTATCTCGGCAATTCAGGAGACCGGATTGGCATCGGCTTCCCCTGGAGCCGGCGGAGAAGGCACAACGGTTATTATGAAGCTTAACGATAGAGAGTTCGGCCGAGCAGTATATGAGAAGGTAGAACAAAAGACAAACATTATTCCTAAATGATGTTATAATGAAAAAAGCAATGAATCAATATTTATATAAAGAGGACAAAAAATGGGTTTTGTAGACACAGGAAATGGCCAACGCGAAAAAGGTCAGAAAATAGAATTCTATCATATACCGACAGATCAATCCGTTGATTTTAAGGCATATATTACGGACCTTAGTGATAACTATTCTAGCAATTGGGAGTCAGAAGAAGTATACGGACGAATGGATCCAATCCAGACATTTAAAAATACTTCTCGTGAGATAAGCATCGCTTTTGATATTGTTGCCGGCTCACCAGAGGAGGCAAGATCAAACCTGGAAAAATTTTCTAAATTGATTGGCTTTTTATATCCAAACTACGACATGCAACACCAATCATTACATCAGGGGGCAGTGAGCGTGGGGGCAAACACAATATCGGCTGCACCATTAATGAAAGTAAAATTCATGAATTTAATTGCTGCAGCCGGAAACCCTAATGGGGCAGCAAAAGAATCTGGTTTAGTTTGCACATGCAAAGGTTTTTCCTTTAAGCCAGACTTAAGTTCGGGATTTGTTTTTGATCAAGAGACAAACGGTTTTTTGTATCCAAAATTCTATAATGTTAGCATGGCCCTGACCGCCTTACACAGTCATGCGCTGGGGTTCAATCAAGAAGGCGCCGCCAACGCTGCCAATTTTCCATATGGTGTACCTGCGGGAAAAGTCGCAGAACCAAAAAGAAACCCAAATCAGGGAGCAGATCCAACCAGAAAAGATCCAAACAACCCACAACAATCCAGCGCCGAGTTGGTTGTTCTAAAGGGCAACACCTCAGAAAGTACATAAGGAAAGAAACCAAATGGCAATTAACAGATATTATAGTCGACCCACAATGAGAAATTTTCACGAAAACATAAAAGAATTCCTAGAAAACAAAAAATTAATTTATGTTGATCACTACACAACACCGGTATTGTATCAGCCAACACAAGAAGAGTTTAGTTCCCTACAAGTGGTCTCTCATGTTTGGGCCACAGGAGATAGATATCATAAATTGGCACATAGATATTATAATGATTCTAAATTATGGTGGGTTATAGCTTGGTTTAATAAAAAACCTACCGATAGTCATGTAAAGAACGGAGATGTAATTCAAGTTCCTTTTCCTTTAGAAAATGTTTTAACAATATTTAGGGTTTAACAATGGCTACCTCAAAGAAACAATTTGAAATAACCGAGGCCAGTTATGTAAGTTCTGGAGATGGCCAAAGACAAGCACGGCGCCTTGCTGAACAGTGCTTTTTGATAGACAACTGGAGAGTATACACTGGATATTCTAGATGGGGGCGGGATAAAGGTAGCAAAACTTCAAAACATTTTAAAAACTTCACTCCCATTCACGGAGGATCTCCAGAAGTTTTAATATCTATGTTGACAGGAAAACCAGGCACTCAGATATTATTTGATATGACGCCGGATCAAAAAGCGCTATTAGTGCCAAAAATAAGAATATTTAAATCATATCTTGTTACGGATCCTTCAAAATCTCCAAGCGAATATAAGGACGTCGAGTTTAATTTTCCAAGCGAGGCAATGAGCCAGGAAGAAGTTGCACAAATAACTAAAGATAAATTCGGCCGCGGCCATGGCGTAGGAATACAATCTTTTGAATGGACATACGACGGAAAAGACCCTGCCCAGGTCAAATATAGTACCAAATGTAAGTTAACGTTGTTTTTCCAGAATCTTGCAGATTTTACGGCACCGCGAAAATCAAGAGAAAAATTCAAAGGAAAAGATATTCAATATAAATTTTCAGACATTATAAATCCATATGAATCCAAGATATATTCTAAAGAAGAGGGCCAGGTCCTAAGAAAGAACGATGACTCGTCTGCTTGGAGGCTCAAAGCCATTGTTGGTTGGAGTCTCCCCCGGGGAATTAAGGACAAAAAATTAATGAGCCCTGGTATGCTTTCCGCCATCAATGACTGCAAGGTAGTTTTATATTTAACAGTGACCGAACACGATATTGAGTTTAATCAGGATGGATCTTTGAGGGTTACTGTTGATTTTGTCGGCGCCCTAGAGAACGCTTTACAAGATCCGAGATCAAATGTCTTTGGTAAGGCTCGAATGGGTCTGGCAGAATCAAACGCCAGACAAAGAGCCTTCTCTGAAGAAAGTGGAACAAATAAAAGCGCAATCAGGGTAACTCCCGCCGAAGCCCGAGCCGAACTAGATCGACGAAAACGGGAAAAGGATGCCAAAGAAGGCTCAGATGGCTCTCCGTCTAACTATGATAGCAAAGACGAAGAGTTGAATGATAGACTAGCCGAAGTTGACGAAGACAGGTTGAACAGAATAATCGCCACATATGACAATGTTAAAGCTTTGTCGGAAGCAGAAATGAGAAGAGAACAACAAAAATACTTTATAAATAGCTTGATCGCGTCTGACAGGCTCAAAGTAGCTGCAATACCTCAAGAAGAGTTAGGTATGTGGAACGGAAAGCAACTAAAAGCTACTGCTCTTGCCCGATTTCGTGCCTTGCGGAGTGATTTATTAACCATGGGCCCCGCCGGAAAAGCGGAGCTTGCTGCTGTTCTTAAAGCCGCCGGCATAACCGACAAGAGTGTAATTGAAGATATGATAAGTAGAAAACCTTATGCATATGAAAAGGAAACAGACACAAGTTGGATTAAAGACAGGGACATAAGTAGGTTAACCAATAGAGAAAAATCCATACTGAAGACGTACACTGAAGCAGCTCAAAGACTCCACAAAGGCGGCAGCGGTCAATCCGGCAAAGACAAGTTCTGGCAAGAAAAGGCTAAAAATGCAACCAGCAGAGGACAAAGTTCGGTTAACTATTCAAATAAATTAGATGAACAACAAAATGAACATAGTGAGGACGCCTCGACCCACCATAAGATCGAAGACGCCGGCATAGCAAAAGACTGGATCAACGATGCGGATAAAAGCTTGCATAAGTGGGTCCGCGATCTAGACCCAGCCAACAGTAAATTTACTAACGGAGATAGAACTTTTGTACAGTTTGAGTTTATGTATTTTGGAGATATAATAGAAGTCGCTCTTAACAATTTTGCAAACCACCCAGACCACAAACGCCAAAAGATATTAATGGGCGATTTTTATTTTTTTGATAGATTTACAAAAAAGAAGATACAAATAAATCTAGCAGACATACCAGTTTCTTTTCATTATTTTTTAATATGGTACCAGAACAGGATAATAAAAAGGGACATTATTAATATGAGCGCTCATGACTTTATAAAAGAAATTATATCCTATATTATTAATCCGATGTTTGGGACGACCTGCTATGGCAGTGAAACCGGCGAATCGGCACAGAATTATTTAACGGTAAAAAGTTCTACTTTTAATGCACCCGCCGCTTCAGATGGTTCTGATAGATTAACTGGAAGAAGCAAAAATGGGAGATTGTTTGTGGTTGGCGGTCTAAACGGCATGAAAGCGAACATAGTTCGCGGAACCCATTCTAAACCAGATTCTTCTAAAGAAGTCTCAGGCTTGCAAGCCAAGCCAGGTTCAAATCCGGCAAATATTTTTAATTATACTATTCTATATGCCAACAGTAGTAACGTTAACCGGTTAACCGGGAACCCTCTGGAAGACTCCAGCAATGGAATTTATCACTTGCGCGTCGGAGCAGATAGAGGTCTGGCTAAAAAGTTTAACTTCAAAGCCGAAAAAAGAAAATATGCCGCCGAGGCCTCTGTTGTTGATAGAAATCAAAGAAGCGATATCGAAGGCCTTCGCGGATCAAAATACAATTGTGATATCGAGATGATAGGCAATCCTTTGTTTCAGAATGGTCAGTATATATTTATAGACCCGTCAATGATGGGCTTCGGCAATTTTTCAGAAAAAGCATTCCAAGAAAATCAAAGAATTCTTAGACTTGGGGGCTATTATTTGATTATCGAAGTGCAGTGTTCTATTGACTCTGCCGGGTTTCAAACAACATTGAAGACGTTGTGGGAGAACTTCCCAACAAATTATAAGAGACGAAGAGGCGGAGAGTCTATCGAGATGGCATCAACAAACCATCCAAGCACCAACAGCTTAGCAGCGCAAGATCCAACTGAACAACCCACTCACCAGCGGGACCATGGTCGCCGCGCCGGAGCGGCCGCCGCCAAAGCAAAAGACTGGATATCCGGGTGGGGAGACCAGAGATAATGGCTAAATTTGATGACAAAGATATACTTCCATTTGTAAGTCCAATTGGAAAAAACGGTTTAGATGCAGAAACACTATATTATTCCAGGAAGCATTACAATCTTTATTCTTACCCCTCTGATGCCGGCCCCGAACCGATTGATATGTGGAACGAGAAACAACATTACGGTCGACTCGATGAAAATAACAATCCTGTATTTTTATCTGAAGAGAACTTAAAGCCAATTCCATCTTCAGGTCGCTCGGCAGTTTTTGTTGCAGATTTTGTGGCGGATGCATATAAAGACATGATGCAATATTTTGAAGATGCTATTCAAACAGGGGTAATTTGCAAGGATAGCTTGTTTAATCAGCTTGACCCCAAACGAGGCTGGTTAAATTTAAAAAATGAATATCATGGATTATTAAATTCTGATTATGACGCATTCGCTCAAACATATTCTCCTCTAAGACTTTCTAAAAGAAAAAACAAAATAAAATCTTTCGATCTTTTTGCCAAAGAGTATATTAACTATCTTAAAAAAAGCAAAATATCAGTTTTGTTGACCAAGAGCAAATTTATAACCAGCACATCTGTATCGCCAACAATAAGCGGGCTGATTATAGAGTTTGCAACCGATAAACACTCGGACGACCCCGGAAAAATAGATTATATTCAAGATCCATCTTTTCTTTTTTACAGACACGCAGCCAGAAAGTTTGGTTTTATGGTTGATAAAAATGCGCCATGGCGAATCGTGGCAGATATAAAATCTCCAGAAATGAAAAAGTATATGAAGGTTTATGGCTTTACACCAGAAAATTTATTTTCATATTATTACTATAAATCTTATTTTTTTGACTTGGATTATCTGAAAGCCCACATGGTAAACGTGTACAACTCTTATGTGAGTGCATATCCAGTCTTCCAGGAGAAGAAAATTATTTGTGAAAAAGTAGTCACGGTTAGTACCGAGCGCCACCCTGTAACAGAAGATTATGTCGATCAAAATTATGACTTAAATTTTTGGCTTGAAAAGTATATAATTATTCGAAATATAGAAGAAAAAAATAAGTTTACAGAGGCAAGATTGAGTCTTATAATAAAAAAAGCAAAAAAATTAAATAAACACTTTGACATTTACCGAGCTTTAGAGTATACTAATAGTAACTTTAAAATTTCTTCAAAAAAGAAAGAACCTAAAAAAACAGATTATTAATGATATTTCAAACACTAGATGAAAAAAAAGAGTGTTTCGGTATATACGCCAACGGAGTAATAAATTATGAAAGAATTCCAGAGGATCTTACTGCAACTTGGTCTTACGCCTCTTATTTGGATGGCGTGGACATTAGATATGCTTCTCTCTATGCTGGGGACAGCAACATTGCGAATGTTGTTCCCGAGAGATTTCTTCCTGAGTGGGAAAGAGTAAGCAGCAAAATAAATGCATTTCGAAAATCTCTCAATACAGCCAAGATAGATCTTAATGACAATTGTCTTTATGAACTTGTACCAGAGAGGTTTATTGTTGAGCTTTGTGAGATCAAAAATAAAATTACAAAACACGTAATAGAAAACTATGACCGTCCACCAAATTATAATTTCTTGGTTGACTTGTCTAGGGTTATAAATGATATGTCTTATCAAAGACTAAACTTTGATTTCGCGGAATTGCGCCAAAACGCGGTCGATTATAAGAGTCGCCAGTGGTATAAAAAACTAAAGAAAACAGAGCCTTATATAAAATACAATATTTTCGGAACAAAGACTGGAAGATTAACAACAAAGAAAAATACATTTCCAGTATTGACATTACCAAAAAACTATAGATCAGTATTAAAGCCCAACAACGACTGGTTCGTCGAGCTTGACTTTAATGGTGCCGAATTAAGGACTCTGATGGCGCTTACCGGACATAAACAACTTCCAGGGGATATCCATGAGTGGAACAAGAAAATTCTCCATGACAACGAGTCTGATCAGATGATGACAAGGGACGAAGCTAAAAAAGAAGTGTTCTCATGGCTGTATAATAGCAAAGAGCACAACAACGAGAAGCTTCTTTTAAAGGCATATGACAAGGAAGCTGTAAAGAGTAAATACTGGGATGGAAAAAGCGTCAGCACGGTTTTTGGAAGAAAGATTCCTTCAGACGAACATCACGCCCTCAACTATATAATTCAAAGTACTTGTGCAGATCTTATTCTGCGACAAATGATTAAGATCCATAAGGTTTTATCGGATAAGAAATCCAAAATTGCATTTTGTGTACATGACAGCATTGTTATTGATTTCTCTGTCGAGGACAAGCATATGCTCAAGGATTTAATTAAGCAATTTTCTGACACAGAGCTTGGTAACTTCAAGGTTAATATCCACGCCGGAGAAAGTTACGGAAAAATGATGGAGATCAGTTTATGAAAATACATAACAAATTAATAAGAGATAGAATTCCAGAGATTATGTCGACTGAGGGAAAGGAATATTCTATTCACATTGCATCAGAAGAAGAATATAAACAGAAATTAAAAGAAAAGTTATTAGAAGAAGCTAGTGAATTTTTAAAAGAGCCCTCTTTAGAAGAGATTGGTGACGTAGCCGAAGTTTTTGGTGCCATACTAGAGGCTTTTGATTACTCGGTCGAAGCCCTCCAGCATCAAATACTACAGAAGATCGCTGACAGAGGCTCCTTTAAAGATCGAATTGTATTAGAATGGACAGAAGATTAAGATGGAAACTATTATTGGATTAGGAAATGCTGGCTGCGCCATTGCAGATGAATTTGCTAAATATAAGAAGTATAGCATCTACAAGATCGATGATGATCTCCAGGGACTGAAGAAAAATGGCATTTACAATATGCCATGGCAAGACGGCCCAGAAAGATACGAAGCTAAGTGTCCGAAAATGAAGAGCTTCTTCAAAAATGTAAGTGGAGAGGTTTTATTTATAGTTTCTGGTGCCGGCAACATCGCTGGAGCAGCATTGAAAATATTGGAAAATATCAAACACTGCAGCATTAATATTTTATATATTGAGCCGGATTTAGAACTGCTGCCAATGACAAAACGACCACAAGAAAAGTCTACATATTATATCTTGCAGGAATATGCTAGGTCTGGAATTTTCAAGAGAGTTTTTATGATCAGTAACCCAAAGGTAGAGGGTTATGTAGGGGATGTGGTGATTTCCGAACACAACAAGAAGCTTAATTCCATGATTTGTTCAACATTTCACATGATCAATGTTTATAATCATATTGATTCTATTTCTGATACATTTCATGAACAGAGCGATACTTCAAAAATTGCAACTATTGGATATGTGGATATTGAGGATTTTGATCCAAAATTATTTTTCCCTCTTAGCAACACATACGAGACAAGATATTATTACGCAATCAGTAAAAAGAGATTAGAGGAAGACGGGACTCTTTTGAAAACGATCAAAGAACAAATGAAGGCCCGCCCATCGTCCGAGGGAAGAATAAGTTATGGCATTTTTAAGACCAATTACGAGCAAGACTATATTTACACAGTTTCTTTTAGTCGCAGTGTCCAATATAGAACCACCGATAATGTCAAACCCGGGTAAAAAAAGCTTGACAAAATTAAAATAATTTGGTATAGTAATAGATAAGCAAAATAAAAAAATGAATATTTTGCTTTTACTAACAAAAGAGAGAGGTTATGAATAAAAATAAAGATAGTATTTGGAAGAGCGGCAACTCGTGGAAATGGAAGGATCCCGTTGGGAACATAAAACGCTACTCAACAAAAGCCCGGGCGCAATATGCAAAAGCAAACTGGGTACCGCGTGTACGAGTGTTAATAAATGAAGGCGTTTTAAAAGCCGGCACTCAATTTAAAATGTCAGGCAACAATACTAGTATTATCTTCGAGTTCCTGGGGCCCAGACCGGGTACTTGTGGCGTCCAAGTAAAATTTCTTGGATGCTTAGATAACAGAGCCCTTGACAAAAGGTCTCGTATCTATGATTCCGGTACCGCAATGGTGCAGGATATCTTGACACCACAGGCCACGTTTAATTTTGAGAAGGCATTCATTCGGAATCAAACGACTGGAGACTTTGACCAGAAATTTCAAGATCTTCGAGAACAATACATTTCCCTTAAGAGAGAGGAACTAGTAGATCAAGTAATCAAGAACGAGAATACTCAGATGGATTTTGATCTAGAGCCAGAGGTTGTCACGCCGCCATCAGCGCCCGCTACAGTCACCTCTGAGGGGGTAAGTTGTGAGCCACTGGCCATCCGAGCGTTGAAAGTAACACAAGTATTCGCAGACCTATTAGAAGACAAAACTCTTTGTAAAAGAACTTACTGCCATTTAATGAAAGAATTTTATGAGCAACAACTTTACGAAGAAAAACAAGAAAAAGCTTGACAAAATTAAAATAATTTGGTATAGTAATAAACAGCACAATGAGAAATTAGTCATTGTGACTATAACCCTAAAAAGGAGAAACAGATGGGTATTGATTTAACGAAAATCCAAGGTAGGCTTGATAACCTAAACAGCAAAGGCGGCAAAGGAAATGAGAATTTCTGGCGCCCACAAGACGGAGAGCAATCGATTCGAATTGTTCCCACACCAGACGGAGATCCATTCAAGGATTTCTGGTTCCATTATGAGGTCGGTCAAAATTCCGGCTTCTTGTGTCCGAAAAAGAATTTCGGAGACGACTGTCCAGCATGCAAATTTGCAGGACGACTTTTTGATGAAAACACGGAGGATTCCCGTCGTATGGCAAAGAAGTTTTTGCCACGCCAGCGGTTTTTCTCTCCGGTTCTTGTACGAGGAGAAGAAGACAAGGGTGTCCGCATGTGGGGATACGGAAAGATGGCTTATGAGTCTCTTTTGAATCTTGTCTTGAATCCAGAGTACGGAGATATTACGGACGTGGAAGAAGGAACAGACCTTACTATTAATTATGGTAAACCCCCTGGAGCATCTTTCCCACAAACAAAGATTACTCCACGGCGACGTAGTTCAACTCTTTGTGACGAGGCCGTAGGCGGCGAGAGCCGCTGCGCAGAGCTTCTGCAAAACATTCCGGATCACAGTACTCTTTTTGAGAGAAAGACTACTGATGACGTCGCAACTCTTTTAGATCAGGCATTGTCTGAGGAAACTGACGATACAACAACTTCTGGCAATACGGCCAAGCAGGGCACAACTGCCACTGTAACATCCGTTGACACAGGAAACGTTGTAGATCAGGCTTTTAAAGAGCTACTAGGAGAATAGGTTCTCTCTCCCCACAGGGGGGCACAGGGTTATCAGGTGCCCCAAACTTATTTATTTTCATAGGAGAGAAAAATGGCTAGAAAGGCAAAAGTAAGAACAGGGAAATTATCAATCGCAGATATGCGAAGCATGATTAACAAGAAAGCTGGTATTTCTGTAGCTCACAATTTGACAGAAGACAACCCTACAGAGGTTAAACAATGGATTCCAACTGGATCCAGATGGCTGGACTCAATTGTTTGTCGCGGCCGACTAGCTGGTATTCCAGTCGGAAAAGTGTCGGAAATCGCCGGCCTTGAGGCATCTGGAAAGAGTTACATGGCAGCACAGGTTGCCGCTAATGCTCAAAAGATGGGAATTGATGTTGTTTATTTTGATTCCGAGTCGGCTATTGATCCGACTTTTCTTGAACGTGCGGGCTGTGATGTAGGTCGGCTTCTTTATGTTCAAGCCCAGTCAGTTGAGTTTGTTCTGGAAACAATTGAAGATCTCTTAGTAAATAATGAAAGTCAAATGCTTTTTATCTGGGATTCTCTCGCGTTGACTCCTGCTATTAGTGATGTGGAGGGGGATTTTAATCCTCTATCTTCCATGGCAGTAAAGGCTCGTATTTTGGCCAAGGGAATGAGCAAATTAACAGTTCCCATTGCCAACAGTCAATCGACATTTTTGGTTCTGAATCAATTAAAAACAAATATTACACGATCACCGTCTGAAGCCCTCGTCGAGCCTTACATGACTCCGGGAGGAAAAGCGCTGATCTATGCCTACTCATTACGAGTGTGGTTGACCGGCCGCAAAGCCAAAGCATCGTTTATTATGGATGATCACGGATTCAGAGTGGGTTCAGAAGTGAAAGCAACGCTGAAGAAGAGCCGATTCGGAACCCAAGGAAGACAGTGTACTTTTAAGATTCTGTGGGGAGATGAAATTGGAGTTCAAGACGAAGAGAGTTGGTTTGAAGCAATCAAAGGCTCCAATCATCTAAAATCTTCAGGAGCTTGGTACACAATGGACATGGGCAACGGCAAAGAAGTAAAATTCCAGCCGTCTAAGTGGAAGGAAAAGATTCAAGAAGATGAGTTCAAGGCCCGCGTTTTGGAAATTATGGATGAGGAAGTGATTCTTCGCTTTGACAAGCGCGACGGGGACGCAACAGAGTTTTATGATATCGAGGAATTGGAGGAAAAGTAAATGAGAGCTTTTAAATTAATAATTGTGGCTGGCTTGTTCATGTGGACAACTAACGCTAATGCAGGTCACTGTACGGATGTTTGCAAGGTTTGGGTCTATAATTACAACGCAGAGATCTGGACATATCAGACTCATGACTGTAATTACGCACATTCTATAGCGGATAGCCTAGAAGATGTAGAATATCAATATAATACATGTTACAATGGTCAGCGTTATTATACCTACCGCGGCCACAGATATTGGCGAAGAGGCCGACATTACCAACGCCGTTACTACCGTGGTTATAACCACCGGATCCGAAAATATAACAAACGCCGCCACCAGCGCCGCAACCGACGCCACCGGAAATATCATCGCCGTCACCATTAATAAATGTGCTTAAGTTGCCTTAACGCATATTTATACTATGACCAAAGAAGATTTCATAAATTGTATAAAAGCAGATTTCCCAGATCTTAAGGTTCAAGTAGCATATATGTATATTGGCGACGACAGAGAAGAAGAAACTTTGTTAATTAACAATTGGGAATTTGGAATCAGATGGTCACCAGGAATAAACAAACTAAAAGAAGAAGATACAACTGTACTTCTAGAAAGATGTCGAGAGAATATCTTCTATTTCCTGGCCAAAAAAGAAAAACCAGAAGATGCTTGACAAATTTCATTAAATTTGATATAGTGTGTATATGAATAATAAAAAAGATAGAGTATTAATTATCGACGCCCTGAACATGTATTACAGGGCATACATTGTGGATCCGAGTTTATCAACAAACGGACAGCCAATCGGAGGAATGAAAGGGTTCCTCAAGATCATGCAGAAACTGATCAGAGAAACTAGCCCTGATTCAGTTGTTGTTGCCTGGGACGGCCCAGGAGGCTCTAGGAAGAAGAAGACGATGAACAAGGGCTACAAAGACGGTAGAAAGCCTTTGCGCCTTAACAGAGGCATTCAGGGGCTTTTAACAGAGAACCAAGAACTAGAGAACAAAATTTGGCAACAAACCAGGCTTATTGAATATCTTAATCAACTGCCTATCTCCCAGATAATGCTTCCGGAAATCGAAGCCGATGATGTTATCGCTTATGTTATTAAGATGTCATCTCTGGCGGGGAAACAAAAGGTAATCGTAAGCAGCGATAAAGACTTTATTCAATTGTGCGATGATGAGACGGTACTCTACCGCCCGATCCAAAAAGAGGTACTTAATGTGCCCACTGTGGTAGAAAAATTTGGGATCCATCCAATGAATTTTGCCCTTGCTCGTGCAATTGCTGGAGACAAGAGCGACAATTTACCCGGCGTCCAAGGGGCCGGCCTGAAGAGTATTGCTAAGAGGTTTCCATTTATGTCGCAGGATACAGAATGTGAGTTGATTGATATCTTAGAAGTATGCCAGGATCCCGACCGCAAGCTAAAACTTTATGAGAACATTATTGAAAATAAAGATTTGATCCATGACAATTATCGGATAATGCAATTGTATTATCCGAACATATCGCCACAATCCAAGGCAGTTATAGATAACTCTATTAATAATCTAGATTGCAGCTTTAATAAGACCGAATTCCTAAAGATGGGTAATGAAGATGGTCTTGGAGCATATGACTGGAGCACACTATATCAGACCTGTCAACATATTATTTTTAAAAACTGTTGACATTTTCTGTGAAAGTGTGTTATAGTATAGATTATTAAAGAGAGAGAATATGACAAAAGAAGAGAAGGTAAATTTTTCAAAATTTGGGAGATCGTTTCAAGAGGACTTGTGTCAATTAATTTTGGATGACAGAGTTTTTTGCGATCAAATCGAAGAGGTTTTAGATGTAGAGTTTCTAGAGTTAAAATTTCTACGCACCTTCGTAAAAAAGATCTTAATTTACAGAGAAGAGTACAAAGTACACCCATCATATAAGATGATGGCCACTATTTTCAGGACGGAAATGGATAATGTTGATGAAGCAACGAAGATTCAAGCCCGTGATTTTTTAGCTAGAATATATAGATCGGACTTGGCAGTTGAGGGTTCTGAATATATCAAGAGAACTGCCATTGACTTCTGCAAAAAGCAAAAACTAAAAGAAGCCATTCTAAAAAGTGTTAAACTCCTAGATCAATCATCATATGATGAGATTTCCACTGTTATCAACGAAGCTATTAAGCTAGGTGATGATAATGATTTTGGTTATGATTATCTCAGGGACTTTGAAGAGAGGTTTTTGGTCAAAGCCCGTAGTCCAATTACTACAGGCTGGGAAAACATCGACAATTTATGTAAAGGCGGCTTGGGCATCGGAGAACTTGGTGTAGTCATAGCTCCTACAGGAGCCGGAAAGTCTATGGTCCTGGTTCATCTTGGCACACAGGCACTCAAAGCAGGGAAGACAGTTGTACATTATACTCTAGAGCTTCAAGATACTGTTATTGGAAATCGATATGACAGTTGTCTCACAGGAGTTAAATTGGGGGAATTAACCGTCTTCAAAGAGCAAATTTATGAAAAGGTTTCTGACTTGGAAGGAAAATTAATTATTAAAGAATATCCTACTAAATCAGCCAGCACTAAAAGTATATTTAACCACTTGTCAAGATTAAGGAAACGCGGAATTGAACCCGACATGCTCATCGTAGATTATGCAGATTTACTTAAGCCAAAGGTGGATCGAAAAGAGAAAAGAATGGAGCTAGAATCTATTTATGAAGAGCTACGAGGCTTGGGTCAAGAATTCAAGGCAACAGTCTGGACAGCATCACAAACAAATAGGTCAGGCCTCAATGCAGAAGTTATTACTATGGAATCAATCTCAGAAGCGTTCAATAAATGTTTTGTTGCAGACTTTATATTTTCAGTCTCCAGAACTATCCAAGATAAGAGCGCCAATACAGGCCGCATATTTGTGGCGAAAAACAGGAATGGTCCGGACGGACTGATCTTCCCTGCGAATATGGACACATCTAATGTTAAAATAGAAGTGCTAAAACAATCGGAAGAAACAATAGAATCAATCGCCGCATCAACGGCCGTAGAACAAAAAAAGCTTTTAAAAGAAAAATACAGCAAATTCAAAAACGGAGGAAGACAATGAAAAAAGAAGAAACTGTTAGAGAGAAGACGCTAGAATACTTCAATGGAGATGATCTGGCAACAAATGTCTGGATGACAAAATATGCCCTAAAAGATAAAAAGGGAAATTTCGTTGAAGAGACACCAGATGATATGCACAAGAGACTGGCAAAAGAATTCGCGAGAATAGAAGAAAAATTTGGTGAAAATGCCGCCAGCTATGATCAGATCTATGAAGCCATCAAGGGTTTTAAATATATCGTTCCGCAAGGAAGCCCGATGATGGGGGTTGGCAACAACCATGTTAATGTTTCTCTTTCTAATTGTGTAGTGGTAGATTCTCCGAAAGATAACATTTCTTCTATTATGGAATCCGGAAAACAATTGGCCAATTTATTCAAGAGAAGGTGTGGAGTGGGGTTGGATATATCAGAACTGCGCCCTGACGGAGCATTCGTCAATAATTCCGCAGGAACAACCACCGGCGCATGGTCTTTCGCAGACTTTTATTCCTATGTATGCAGAATGATCGGCCAAAACGGACGCCGCGGTGCCTTGATGGTAACTATGGATGTGCGACATCCAGACATTGAACAATTCATTACAATGAAACATGATTTGACAAAAGTTACCGGAGCCAACGTATCAGTAAAGATAACGGATAATTTTATGCACGCAGTGGAGGCTAATGAAGATTTCGAACTTCAATTCCCGGTCGATTCCGAAGAACCTGCTTACACCAAAACAGTGAAAGCTAGAGAGTTGTGGGATTTGATTGTAGAATCCGCGACAAAGACGGCCGAGCCCGGGCTGATGATGTGGGATAACATTATTAATAATTTACCAGCACATTGTTATAAAGACAAGGGCTTTAAGACGCTAACAACAAACCCATGTGGAGAGATCCCACTTTCTGCTTATGATTCTTGTCGTCTGATTTCTGTTAACCTTAAGAATTTCGTTAAAAATAGGTTTACAACTTCTGCAGAGTTTGATTTCGATCATTTCAAGGAAGTGGTTTCTTTGTCTATGAGATTATCTGATGACTTGGTAGAACTTGAAATTGAAAAGTTAGATAACATAATTAGCGTGTGTGATACCGATGAAGAAAAAGAGATGTGGCAGAATCTACTTAACGCATGCGAGAACGGCCGAAGAACTGGCCTGGGTACGCATGGACTGGCAGATGCATTGGCTAACTTGAGCGTTAAATATGACAGCATAGAGGCAGAGGAAATCATCGACAAAATCTATACAACATTTCGTGACGCTGCATATGAAGAGAGCGTAAGGCTAGCCCAAGAACGCGGAGCCTTTCCGGTATTTGATTGGGACACAGAGAAAAACAATTCCTATATTTCGAGACTGCCAAAAATTTTGCGGGACAAAATTTCCAGATTTGGAAGACGCAATATTTCTATTTTGACAAATGCTCCCACGGGATCAGTTTCAATCATGTCGCAGACTAGTTCAGGCTTGGAGCCTGTTTTTAGAAACAGTTATAGACGCCGACGCAAGCTTTCTCACAACGAGAAGCACGTAACGCCGGATTTTGTGGACCCGCTCGGGGATAAATGGCTCGAATATGAAGTGTATCATCATAACGTTGAGGAGTGGAAACGAACCACCAAAGATAAGTCCGGAGAGATCCCAGACTTCTTTGTGACAAGTGATGAGATCGATTGGAAAAGAAGAGTGATGATTCAATCGATCATTCAGAGGTCCGTTGATCACTCTATTAGTTCAACTATCAATCTTCCGAAAGGCACGGACCCTTCTACCGTAGCGGAGCTTTATCTTCTTGGTTGGAAATTAGGTCTCAAAGGGATCACGGTATATGTTGATGGCTCGCGCTCTGGGGTTCTTGTTACAGAAGATGAACAGACAGAATTTCCAGAAACAACACCTCCATCGCGCCCAGAAATTCTCGATTGTGATATTCATCACACAACCATCAAGGGGGAAAAATGGACTATTCTTGTTGGCTTGATGGACAATAAACCATATGAGGTTATGGGCGGATTATCAAATCTTATTGAGATTCCTAAAAACTTAACTAAGGGCGAGTTAACGAAGGTCAGATTTAAAACTAAAAATAATCGTTATGATCTTGAAGTTGGGAAAAATGGGGACTCAATGATCGTCCGAGACATTGTGAAGATCTTTGATAATCCAGAAAATTCAGCATTCACAAGAATTATTTCTCTTGGACTTCGCCATGGCGCAAGTATTCAATATATGGTTGAACAACTTCAAAAAGACAAGGACAGCGATATGTTCAGTTTTTCAAGGTGTATTTCTCGAATTCTTAAAAACTATATTCAAGATGGAACACTGGCAACAGATAACACTTGTTCTATGTGTGAAACAGAGGGTCTAATTTATGTCGAAGGTTGTGTAACTTGCAGTAATTGCGGTTATGCAAAATGTGGCTAAAAAAGACTTCACAAATCAAACATAAAGTGTTACTATATATAAATAAGTAATGGAGGAAAATTAATGGCAGGATCAAGATATGG